AATAGAAGATGCAAAAAGACAACAACTAACAACCAGTATCAACAAACTAAAGGAAGTATGAAACATAAACCAACAAATCTTGATAAAGAGTGGGATATGAGAGAGTCAGCGATCATTGCAGGGGCTAATTCTAGTGCAAAACAAAACCTATTGATCTGGAAAGCAGAGATTATTGAGATGTTGGAAAGTTTAGAACACACTAAAAATGGAGAAAATATAGTCTATATGAATGATGTCAGGAGAATATTAAAAAATTACTAAAACAGAAATGAAAATAAACAAAGAATGGTCTAACGGAATAAATTATAGAGTTGTATTAAAAATAAATCTATTTGGATATGAAATAACAATTCTTAAAAAACTGAATAAACAGAAATGATTAAAACATTTGCAACACCATATTTTAATAACTAACATTTACCTCAAGGTAGTATTAAAAAACAATTAACAATCACTAATTAGACAACTAACACCATATGATTAAAACATACTTAATACTACATATCAACAAACTAAAGGAAGTATGAAAGTAATTAAAAAAGATTTAGAAAAAGAATATGATATAGCACTTAAAAAAGCTATAAAAAATAAAGAAAATATGGTGGTTATTAGTAAAGAATGCCACGAGTTTATAATTAAACAAAATGATTAAAACCTACCTCATACTACGCCTACTAGATATAGTAACTACTTACATAATGATTACTTACTTTAATGGACTAGAAATGAACCCTTATATGAGTCAAGTAATAAGCTTTGGCTGGTTTTATTATATGTTGGTTCAATATTTTGCTAGTATTGCTATTATGCTGACTTTAAGCAGATATAAGAGTGTGGAAAAGTTGGGGATAACTGTTAATATTATATCAGGTGCAGTTGTATTAAATAATCTATTTTGTATAGGGATAAGTTTATTCTTTAATTATAGCTCGTAGGGGTTTGCTGAATAATCAATAAGGCAATCGGTTATTTTTGATTAAATATCTTGATGAAAGCCACCTGTGAGCTATACTATGAAAATGTAACCTATGTAGTGCTAGAGGTGGCAAGAATTATTAACTTGAATTAGTCTATCCCAAAGAATATCATAATAATAATAACGACTGCAAGAGTTACAATAAAAGCGTCAATCATATTTACCTTTTGTTTAACAAATTGATAAGAGACTTTAACTGAATAATGTTAGTGTTTAACTGATGGATAACTCTTTTACTAGTTTCTAACTCACTGGTCAAGCCCAAGATTATGTCTCTTTGTCTGTTTATTATTAAAGATTTACCCTTAATAGACTTGACTATTAAACCAGCTATTATGCCCAATATAATGGGTACAATGTAATATATTATCATATTGCAATCTAATTATACTTGTTATTAACATTATTATACCACTCTTGAGCATTCTCTATATAGATAATACTAGCAAGGTGCTTGATTTCTTTATCTGTGAGCCTTCTATCAGCATCACAAATTAACTTTATCATTGTCTCTATGTTCATATTTCCTTTAGTTAGTTATTAATCAATAAAATCAACTACTACCTTATTACTACAAACACAAACTTGCCCATTTTCAAACTGCTCTTTGGCCTTTATCAGTAGCTTCCTTGATTGAGTCAGCTTCTACCTCTATCATTTTCAACTGCTCAATGTTTAATAGATATACGTTATATTTTGTCATAGTTCCTTTATATAATTATTATTGTTCTAATTGTATTCTGATAATCTCTTGCTCTTGATCTGCAAAACTACAATCTATCATTTTTATTGGTCTACCATTTTTATCAATCTCAAAACTTGCGATTGTATTTCCGTTTGTATCTTCAATTTGATACTTTATTTCAGTCATTTTTTTTATATAAACTATATGTTCTTGTTTACAATTCGGACACTTAACTTTTAGGTTTCCTGTTCTTGTTTTATTTTGTGTCATTTTTTAATCTTCTTTTTTAATATTTATTAAATCTAACATAACCAAATCTGCTAATTCTTGACTAGTGTACTTTGTAAACTCTGCCCAGTCTAAAACCTTCTTTGCTACCTTAAATAGATATTTTTCTTGCTCTTGTTTTGTCATTTTTTTAACTCCTCTAATTTAGTTTCTAATTTTTCGCTTTCTTTAATAACATCAAGTAAATTATCTAAAAACTTATTGAAGTTATTGCCTAAAGTAAACTCATAATTCATAATTATGGTTTTTTTTATAGTTTGGCTAAAATAATGAGCTTCAATATAAGCTGTGCCACTCTCTATAATTTCCCTCAATGATACAAGAGTACTCATATCAACAGCACTAGCTAGATCAATATCAAACTCAAAGTTTTGGCTAATATTTATCATTTCGTCAAGCTCGCTGTCTGTTACTTTCATTTCTCTGTCTATTTCAAAACTTTTTAATATGTCTTTTTTTAATTGTTTTTTATTCATTTTTTAGCCTTTATTAGTTTTTTAATAGCCTCAACCTCTTGTAAAACATCCACTAAATTACTTACAAAATCATTCAAGCAATTACAAAATCTAAAATTTCTACTAATAACAATAGATTTATCTATTGCCTCAAAATAAACAACTGCTTGAGTCCAATATTCTAGTTCATTATTTATTTGTTCTATTGATATATTGGTTACGCTGTAAACAGCTTCTATAAGCCTATAATTTAGCTCGCCTTCTGTATCGGTGTTATATACATCACTTAAATTAGTTTTATATTTATTGTTTAGATAAGCAATAAGATCAATTTCTATTTTGAGCATTTTTTTTAATTGTTCACTTGTCATTTTTTTTAGCCCTCCTGCTTTTTTAATTGATTAATAACGCCGTCTAGTCTGATCTGTTTATCGCTCTCGTTTAAGCTGTCCCAGTCATCTGGCATATCTAAACCTTGTATACCAGCTTGTAACATTCGCTTTTTCCAGTCGTTAGACTCTTTTTGTGTACTTGAAAATATACTAGCTAGACTTGCGACCTTTGCAACTGTTGCAAATTGCTTTTTAACCCTCTCTTGCTCAACCTTGCCACCATTTGCAATCATTTTCTTGAATAGTCTCAAGTGATAGTTTGATAGGCTCTTATTCTCTTTAGCTTGAGCATATAAACGATTTAAGATAGTCTCGAATTGGTAGCACTCCCACGTCCTGTTGTAATAGGTTATTTTTCTATATTCTATTTGCTCTCCCTTGAGGTATAAATAGGCTTTGTGTCCCCAACTTGAGCGAGTCTCATAGGTTTGAGTCTCTACCACTAATTGTTTTGTTATGTTTACTTTCATTTTATTCCTCTGTTTCGTAATTTATAAAATCATCTAATCCCATTTGCTTGGCAAGTATCAATTCGTCCTCTGATAGTTCTATATTGTCTATTTTTGCCATTTTATATTTACTCCTATTTAATTAGTATGCTGATTTTGGCATTGATTGATTTTGAACATACTCTTGATGTTCCCAAGCGTCCTCTGGTGGGTTGGTCATATCGTGATAATATATCTTTAGTTGCTCAGCCAGTTCCTCAACTAGTTCTATCTGTTTAGTTGGTAGCTCTCTATATTCAAAATTACAATTTGATACAACTTGACCCAACATTCCACCACCTAAATAATTCTGATAGGCACTCATTAGAGGATACTCAACATCAGGGAGTAACTCCGACAAGCCTATCTCAATTCCACCGCCTCTACTGCTTGCCTCACATCTTGTAGTATTGTCTTTAATATATTGTATATAGTTAGTCATTTTTTTAGTTCCTATCACTAATAAATATTGTATTGCTGTCTAATACCTCGATCATTATTGCTTGCTGATCTAATACCTTATTCAATTCTTTGCAGGCTGATTTAATCATTGTGTAGTCGACAGCCTCGCAAACTATTGAGACTAGAATTGATTGTTCCTCTTGACCTTGCCAGTATCCGATCATTTCAGATATGTTCATACCTTCATAGTAGTTAGAGAGTATAGCTAGTGCCTTGCTGGTCTCTACTTTGTGAGTTGTGTTATTAGCACCTATATAGAAGTTAATCTTTTTCATTAGTTAGCACCTCCTTGATTATTGAGATAGAGGGCTAGCTCTAACTGTTCCAGCTCATATTCATAAGCTGACAGGTCTTGAGCTTCAAATTGATAAGCTTTGAGGTTAACAAGCTGTGAGCTTGTCGGTTGTGGCGAAGGTTGAAGTATTATCATCATTCATCTATTAGTTGATATATGTCTATACTATAACATATCTGTATATAATGTCAAGTGTAGCTGGTGGCTTGGCTGTGTTACTCTGTGTTTGCAAATAGTGGGAGGCTTGGAGCTTGGGACGTGTAGCTTGGGGCAAGTGGGCGTAATACGCTACATTTTACAGGCTACAACGTACAAGTTGTACGATTCTAGGTGATAACACCATCAAACTGTTGCAATATGCGTTCAATTTTGAACGTGTTACTTTGTGCGTGTTGCTCTGATCTGGTGGCTATGTCGTACAAGCTAGATTGTGCGACGTGAGGCGATCATAAGCATACGAGACCACCCCCCCTACCCCTGAAGTAGGACCCAGAAACCCAGAATGACATCAGGTGTCACACAAATTTACGCTACATTTTTCATGGAAACGAACAAAGCTTCGGGTGCCTGGGGTCGTTTTAATTTAGTGTCTTATCCCATGCCACATACAACTCATAGCAGTTCTTCTGTGTTAATGTTTGTTTTGAAAGTTTTGGGTTTGTTTTTATTGTTGAAGTTTTTGTTGTTTTTTTACGACTTCTTGTTACAGGAAAGGCTAGTGTCCCCCTACCAGTTAAGTAAAGAGAACATCGAACCTGTTATCCAGGAGCATAGGCTTTTTAAACCTAAGAGAAAGTTACATTGACTCGCATAGTGTTGTTACTGCTATGGTCTAAGCAACCTTAAGATCTATCTTAAGGGGAGGAGGACCTACTTACTTTCTGAAAGGTAACCCCCTTCTTTTGTCCAAGACGCTACATATTCCTGTTCCTCAAGATGCTGCTTGAGGGCATCATAGTGTAGTTGTAGAGCTTTATTTGGGGAAGATCTTTCCTCTACATTTAAGTCCCCGATCTCCAGTGTGTTTGACACGAGTAGAACGATCAACTGTGCTAGTTGTTAATTTAGATTTTGTAAGGGAATGGAATAGTTGTTTTAGAATTGTGCGAAGAGTTGAGTGAGTTATTGTTCTCATGTTCGTAGAATAAAGGAAAAAAACGATCTCTGCAAGTAGCAGTTACTTGAGGTACTTGAGGTATAAAAAAAGAGCAGTTGTTCGTTCAGTTCGAATACTTACTCTATTTTTATCTCACCCATGACGTAGCGGGGACTTCGTCAATATTTATTATACACGCATTTGGAATTATTGCAATAATGTGATACTATATTCAGTATGAAAATAATTTTAGATATTTTTACGGTGAGTTCAGGAGTGTTCTTAATTTTTTTATCATTTATTAATTTAGGAGAAAAGCATGAGTGATGTTCCAAAGAAAGTTCCAAAAAAAGCTACAAAAAAAGAGAAAAAGATTTATGGATTTCAAAAACCAGAGATTCAAGCAAAGGCAAGAGCTTCCAAGAAAAAAGTCTATACCCTCAAGCAAAAGCTGTTTATTAAGGCCTATTTAAAAACTGGCAATGCTACTGAAGCTGCCAGGGTGGCTTATGACGGCAAGGATTCTTACAAGGGTATTTTAGGTTATAGAATGATGAAGAATCCCAAGATTAGAAGTGCAATTGACATGGCTCTAAAGAAGGCCAAGCTTGATGAGGATTTTGCTGTTGATGCTTTAAAAGACATTATTGCCTCTGGACAGGATAACAAGGATGATTCAAAGCCGGCTGATGCACTTAAAGGGATTGAGATGTTTATGAAGATAAAGGGAGTTTTGGGAAATAAATCAACTGATAGTATTAGTGAATCTGCGGAAAAAATTGCCAATAGAATGACTACTATAGAGTTAAAAAATGAACTGAAAAAAATAGATGAACAACAAAGAAAATTATTTGCAATTATCAATGAAGATGTTCAAGAAGGAGAAGTAGTTAAAAAATGATAATTAAAAAATCTGTAGTTGAGTTTAATTATAATATTTCTAGATATATTAAAAATGTAGAAAAGGGTGATATTCTCTGCATTACTAAGAGAGGTATGCCCGCTGTTATAATGATTAATAAGCGAGATTTCGACAGCGTAATCTCCAAACTTTCTAAATTCTTAAGGAAAAATTATGACTAATATTATTTCACATGAAAAAGCTAAAACACTAGATAATCCTAAAACGATTTTTGGGTTTTGCGATGCTTGCAAACAACAGGATGTTCTCTTTAGGGTAGGAGATCTTAATTTATGTGGCAAATGTAAAAAATATGGGATGAACAATAGTCCTAGAAAGGTACAGAAAAACGATGTAACTTTCAAAAGCACATTTTAAATATGTCATTTAATGATCATGTAAAAAAGAAAGTAGAAGATAAAAAGAAAAGAAAAAATAGAACTTCTCTTGAGGAAGAAGAGTTGTTGAAAGAAAATAAGGCAAAGACTGGTGAGTATCTTGATGTTGTTGGCCAGGAAGATGAGGACAAGGCAGCTGAGGCAGTCATTGAAATTCAAGACGGTGTTGAGGAAATAGAAAAAGAAGTTCATAACCAAAAACTAGAAGAGGTAGAAAAAGAAAAAAGAACCAAGCTCAGATACACCACCAAGCTGGGGGAGGTTTTGTACGAAATTGCCGAGACGATTGATTGGCCCATTGGCTTTAGGTGGAAAATTGACATTAAAGGAGAAGATAAATTGGCACTTTTCTTCACTGATAGAAAGGGTAAATTCTATGGTCAAGGAGTTAAACTCTCTGGAGAGAGCAAGTATGACTTAAATGCTCTTCATATTCTAGCTACAAGATGTGAGAACACTGTAGACAAGCTTGAAAACAGAATGGCTTCTCAGGAAGATGTTAAAAATAGTAAACTATGGACTCCAGGAAAAGGAAATATTGTAAATTAACATGGAAGAGCAAAAGCAAGAATTAATAGAAATCTATTTAAAGAAAAAGAAAGCTATTGATGAACTCTCTAAACAGACTTATCTGAATGATCTTTTTTTGTTTAATAAAGAAATCTTACAGATTGAAGATGGTAAAGATGATAATGGTAAAAAGCGTGCCCGTTTAAATAAGGATCATGAGCAGTTGTGCAAGTTTGTCCAGCATGGTAAAAAGAATTTTAAATTGATCCTAATGCCCAGAGGACATTTAAAAAGTACTATTGTTACTGTTGGCTATTCTCTTCAGCGTATTTTAAAAAATCAAGACACTCGTATTTTAATTGCCAATGCTACTGCTCCAATGGCAGAGGCATTTTTAAGACAGATAAAAAATCATCTCAAATTTAATAAACAAATTCATAAATATTGGGGTGATTTATCCAAAAGTGCTGAAAAATGGAACGATAACATGGTGCAGTTTAAGAGTGAGAAGTCTTTTAAGACTAAAGAGTCTAGTTTAATTGCCTATGGTTTGGGCGGATCTTTGGTTTCTCAGCACTATGACCTTATTATTTTAGACGATCCTCATAATAGAAAAAATATTAATACCAAAGAGCTTATTGAAAAGGTTAAAACTGACTACAAGGACATGTTGGATTTGCTTGAACCATCTGGTAGGTTAATCATTATTGGTACTCGTTGGCATGATGATGATCTTTACGGGATGCTGATGGATAAAAATAACCCAGAAAGTAGAGAATTTGAGGTATATTTTAGAAGAGCTATTAAGGGTGCTGTTTTTGAAAGAAATGCTGGTGGTAGTTTTACAATAGCCAAGGGAGATATTCTCTGGCCAGGAAAATATAACAAGACACATTTAGAAAATTTACTTAACAAGAAAGGTTTGTATGAATTTTCTTGTCAGTATCAGAATGAACCTGTTGATGATGAAATGGCTGTGTTTAAGAGATCTTGGTTTAAGGAGTTTGATCCAACAGAACTTAAAAATAGAAAGTTAATGAAGTTCACAGCTGTTGATCCAGCTATCTCTTTAAAAGAAAGAGCTGACTTTACTGCGATTGTAACTGTAGGGGTTGATATTTGGAACAATGTCTATCTTCTAGAGGTAAAAAGAGGAAAATATACAGAAACCCAAATGGTTGATGAACTGATTAATACTTATCAGAAACTTCATCCTGTTACTATTTTAATAGAAACTGTTGCCTTTCAGAAAACCTTACAAAATTTTATTGTTGATGAAGCTAAGAAGAGAAAAGTTAGATTGCCTATTCAAGAAGTTAGGCCAGAATCAGGGGAAAGTAAGGAAAAGAGAATTAGATCTTTGCAGCCTTACTATATGCGTGGTAATATATTACATAACAGTCATGTTGATTATACTGATTACTTAGAAGATGAATTAACTCGTTTTCCAAAAGGAAAACACGATGATTTAATTGATGCCTTGTCTTACGCTGTTTCAGCTTCTTATCCACCAAGACAAGGAAAAAAAGAAAATATTAGGAGTAAATATCTTTACTAAAATATGCCATCTAAAAAAAATAAAGTCACTAGAGTAAAAAAAGAATTTGGAATCAGAAAGCATTATCATCCAAAGCCAGGTAGCCCAGAATATTTAGATTTAAAATTTGTCTATGACAGAAGGCAACAAATGGGTGATGCTAGAGCCCCTTTTGAAAAGGATTGGGAAAGGGCAGACAAGCAATATGAAATGTTTAGAGAAGATAAAAATCCAGATGAGTGGCAATCCACTATCGCAGTAGCAACAACCACCGCTATTGTAGAATCACAACTTTCCGAAATTATAGATCAAAATTATAGGCCTAGATACAATGCAAGGGGTATTGAAGATAAACCTAAGTCAATTGTATTTAATGAGGTTTCTGATTTTGCGTGGGAAGTTGGAAGAACTGATTTGGAAATTTACAAAGGTGCTAAGGACGCATTAATTAGAGGAACTGGAATTTTACAAGATTATTACAGAAAAGAGACTCGTCAATGCCAATGGCCAACTGACGAAAAAACTAAAGATGGAAAAATTGCATACGAGGATAAAACCCTTGTTGATTACGATGATTTGTTTGCTGAGGTTGTGAAGCTGGAAGATTTTTATGTTAATGAATATGCCAGGGGTTTTACTGGAGCATTTGCTGCTAAAGATTGTGTGAGAAGAGTAATTATGGACATTGATGATTTTGTAAATTATTTCAATGGTCCAGTTAGAAATCCACTTGATAATGCTAAATATGTTGAGAAGAGAATGGGAGCTGGAGATACTAACTATTATGAATTTTACAAACCACCAGAAGGAATAGATAAGTCTAGGCAAGTAGAAGTTTTATGGTATTGGGGAATGAGACCAACAAAGGGTAGGCCAGATTATCATGATCATTTGTTTGTTGTTGCCAATGACGTGATGATTGTTCATGGTCCTAATCCATATAAACATAAAAGATTGCCATTTGTTAGAATTGTTGATATTTTACAATCTCATCAGTTTTATGGAAAAGGTGAAGCTAAATTACTTGAGTCTATTCAAGAAGAACAACAGATTTTTAGAAGAATGATGATTGATAGAAATCATCTTGATATTGATAAAGGATTCTTGGTTTCAAATAGAGAAACAGAATTGGATGATGAGGATTTGATTTCAAGACCACATATGTTAATCCCTGTTGATGATATAGATAATATTAAGCCGATTGAATATAACGATGTTCCAAGAAGTGTCTTTATGACAATGGATAAGTTAGATGATGAGGCTACCAGAGTAACTGGATATGATGATAGGGCACAATCTGTTTCTAAGGTTGGGACTGCTACTGAAGCTGCAATCTTAAAAGAAGCCACTTTAAAGAGATTGAGATCAAAGATCTGGTTGTTGAGGAATTTGGCAATTTATCAGATTGGCTTTTTAAGAGAATCCAATATTAGACAATTTTATACAATTCCAAAATTAACTAAAATTTTAGGAGATAAAAAGAGTCAGCAGTATAGTAAAGAAATTCGAGATGCTTTCAAGAACAACAGATTAAGAATGGTTAATAAAGAGCCATATAAGGAAGAATATAGAAGAATCAGAATGAACAACAAGGCGTTGGTTCAAACAGATGATGGTATTGATGTTAGAAAAAATAAAGGAGCATCTTTTTTTGAAGCTTCTCCAGAGTTACTTACTCCTTTTTGGGGTAGTTTTGATGTCAAGATTGAGCCATCTCCAGTTTTACCTGTTTCTAAGCCTTTGCAACAAGAGAAAGTTTCTTTAATGTTTGATAGATTAATCCAAGTTGCTTTTGCAACTGGTGAATATGATCCAGTTAAGTTAGGTGATGCACTGGCCGAAGTACATGATTTTGATCCAGATGAGTTTAAGCCTGAAAAGAATGTTCAAGAGAAATATCAAGAAGGTATGGTGGCAAAATCACTTGATGTTGCTACGATAGAAAATAAGGATATATTAGGTGGTAGTGAATTACCGCCAACTCCTTATGCTCCAGAACAACATACAGAAGTCCACGTTGCTTTGATTAATAGCCCAGAAGTTATGGAAATTCCAGCTGACTCTCCTATACTTTCTAATTTGACAAAACATATTTTAGGAGAAATACAAGCTCAGGCACAAAGAAAAGTAGGACAACAGGGTAATCCCCAGGAACAAAAGCCTGGATCTGATTATCAATCTCCATCAGGACAATCAGCTGTAAAAATTAAAGGACAATCTGAGAATCCTCAAAAAGCTCAGGTACAACAAGGGGCATCTATGATGGGAGAAAGCCTCTAAAGGTAAATTATGAAAGAAAAAATAAATGGTATGAGTGCTGCTCATTTAGCTTCTTTAGCTAGATTATCTTCTTATGAAGAGTGGCCAGTTTTACAATTACTTATGAGTAATAGAGTTAATAAAGATAAAAATTCTATTGTCACGTATCCTGAGTCAGAACCAATAAAGCTAGCTACAATGAAAGCTTTTTATAGAGGTAGAATATCAGCAATGAATATAATTAATAGAGAAGTAGGAGGAGCGGCTGTTGAATTAGAAAAATTTGAAACTAAAAGTGAAGATAAACCTAACAAAAAATGAACATAGAAGATTTTTTAAGCTTCATATTCAATAAGTTTTTATCTGGTAATAACCAAGAGTTAATTAGTCCACTTCCCGATGATCAGACGCTTACTCCTAATTCTGGTAATAACCAAAAGTTACTTAGTCCACTTCCTGATGATCAAATGCTTCCTAGTAAGAGTGGAAATTCTGAGGTTCAAGCTGCCCCTCAACTAACTCCAACTCCAACTCCAACTCCAACTCCAACTCCAGAAGCTTTTCAGTTTGACGCTAATCCTTATGGGGGAGAAATTGAACAACCTCCAGAAGAGACAGCTCAACTTTTACAAAGATATTTTCCAGAAGATGCAACTAGAAGTGCAGTTGTGGCAAAAACTGAATCTGACTATGGTCGGTTGAAAAAACCAAATGTAAATAGTGATGGAAGTATTGATACAGGTCTTTTTGCGATAAACTCTGAAACATTTAAGGATTTTATGAATCGTAAAGAACATGTCCTGAAAGATTATGGTATTACAGATTATAGTCAGATGAAAAATCCTATTTTTAATGCTGCCATGGCTAAAATCATTCAAAAAGAACAAGGTTGGAACGCTTGGTATGCTCCTCGTGACTACGGTTACAATTTAAACGGAAAGTAATATTTGACATTTCCTCTTATTTTCAGCATAATGGTATTATTAATATTGGAGGTAACCTTTTGGTATAAAGGCCTCATCCAATCTAACTAAATAGGATAACTCTTTACAGAGCCCGAAAAGGAAAGGAACAAAATATGCCAGAAGATGCTACTACAAAAAATGGAGAGCCAAAGTCTGAAACAAAAAAAGACGAAGGACAAACTCCAGCAGCACAAACAACACCACCTGTCTCCAATCAAGATGGTGCAAATGTTAAACCAGATTGGTACGATAATTTAGATACTGAGGGTAAAACTGAAGTAGCTAAAGAAGCTCAAGAACGTGGCTTCAAAACTATGAAAGATTTTTGGTCTTCTTACCGAGAAGCAGAGAAAAAAATCTCTAATCAAGGTGACAAGATTAAAGCAGCCGAGAAGTTTGAGCAAGAAGTAGCTCCAATTTTACAGACTATTTATCAAGATACAGGACTTCTCGAACAAGTAAGAACTAAACTTTCAGGAGAAAATATGAAACCACAAGAAAACAAATCTGATAATAATCAGAAAAATCAAAGCAATAATAACCAACCATCTACCGATGTTGGAGCAAGGAGAGTCCTTGAAGCACAAGTTGTTAAGGAATTCGAAACTAATAAAGGTATTAATAACTTAGATAAGGAAACTCAGCAAGAAGTTAGAAAAACAATCGGTAAGTATATGGCAAAGTGGATTAGTCCTGGACAACAAGTCCCAATTGAAAAGTTAAGCGAACTTTTAGAAGACGCTTACGATGTTGCTTTGAGAAGAGAAGAAAAATTAGCAAATACCCTTGAGTCAGCAGGAAGAAAAAATCCAAATGAAGGAGCAGAATTCTCTTCACAAGGAACTGGAGGATCACAAAAAGAAGGTGATATTAAGCTAACTCCAGAAGAAGAAAAAATTGCTGAACATTTACCAGGAGGCCGAGAGGCTTATATTAAGGGCAAGAAAAAAGTTAATAAAAATTAAATAATAAGGAGGATATATGTCTTTTGAATTACACGGACACCTTTTAGGTGCGGATAATCCAGTGACAGTTCACCAACTTATTGGAAACTCAAAAACAATAGCCGTTGGAGAATTAGTTAATACTTCTACGGGCTATGCTCAAAGGGCTACCGCTGGTAGTTTAGCGAGTGGTGTTTGTGTTGGTATTGTAAATGAAGATGGAATTGATTTGGATAATGCTAATTCTGGTACTTTCGATGGTACTTGGACATCATCTAGCCAAACTTACCTTTCTGCTTCAGATAATGTTACCGATAAAAAGGTAATGGCAATGATCATCTCTGATCCATTTGCTTTATTCAAGAATACAGCTGATGACGACTTAACCAACGCAATGAGATTTCAATTTTTTGATGTTGTTAGTGCGACCCAAGTAGACGGTGACTCAAATACCGAAAGCATTGGTGCGTTACAATTATGGGAGCTAGCTCCAGATACAGGAGATGCTGCTACAATTGGTTTATTTAGAATTGGCGAATGGGCAGGTTTTCCATACGTTCAACAATAATCTAAATAATATATTAAAAATTAATTATTAAGGAGATAATATGGCAACAAACAGAGCAAATTTTCCAGATTTGTTAGAGCCAGGATTCCGAGAAATTTTTGATGATCGCTATGAGTCAATACCTCAAGTGTTCCCTCAAATTTTTCACGTAGAAACTTCTGACAAGCAAGATGAAAAAGATTCCGCCGTTTCAGGTTTTGGTTATTTTGCCGAAACTGACGAAGGTGGCAACCTTGCTTACGAAGATCCTGTGCAGATGTACGATGTAACATATACTCATAAGAAATATACTAAAGGTTTTAAAATTTCTGAAGAGATGTATGAAGATGATATGTATAGAATAATGAATAGGAAACCTGGCCAACTAGCTTTAGCGGCTAGAAGGACATCAGAGTATTTTGCAGCTAGCGTACTAAATAACGGTTTTAGTACTTCATATTTAGGAGGAGATGCAAAACCATTGTGTTCTACGTCTCATCCAAGGTCAGATGGAGGAAGTAGCCAATCAAATGGCAGTTCTACTGGTATAGTTTTAAATGAAACTAACTTAGATACTGGTATTCAGGCTATAGAAGCCCAACTTGACGATAAAGGTATGAAAATTGGTGTTGAAGCAAAAACCTTAGTTACAGGTAGAGCTTTAAGAAAAACAGCATCAATCTTACTAGAATCTGACGCTAGACCTGAGACTGCCGACAATGACTTAAACTACTACCGTAATTTAGGTATGAAAAACATTTCTTGGCACTACATTACTAGCTCGACTTCATGGTTTTTATTAGATGACATGGTTCACTTGCTTACTTGGTTCTGGAGAATTAAACCAGCCTTTAAACAAGATAATGCATTTGATACTGGCATGGGTCTTTATAAAGCTAGAATGAGATTCTCTAAAGGCTTTTCCGATTGGAAAGGTGTTTATGGTTCTAAGGGTGACGGTTCAGCTTACTCAAGTTAATAATAAGTAGTATGAAAAAGGAGACTAATTATGTCTAACGGCACACACTTTCAAAAGTTAAGTGGTCGCATCCGTACTGCTGCAACTCCTCCTGCAACTGCTGTTCTAGGAGAAGTTTATTATGATACAACTGATAATAGTTTCATGATTTATAATGGAACTACTTGGGTTGGTCAGCCAATGACTACCTCTACAAGTACAAGTACTTCAACAACTACTTCTACTTCAACGAGTACGAGTACTTCAACGAGTACAACTACTTCAACGAGTACGTCTACAAGTACAAGTACTTCAACGAGTACTTCAACAAGTACATCTACGAGTACAACCGCTACTTAATTTAAAAAGTAACAATTTGACAGGGGAGTTAAAATGCTCCCCTGTTAATAAAAAGGAAATCATATGAGAACGATAAAAAATCCTCACACACAATCAGTTAAAACCATTTATGGTCCAGATGGAGGTGGAGATGTATATGAAATAAAAGCTGGTCAAACAATAGTTTTTCCAGATAATTTAGATGGTTTAGCTAATCATTTTTTAGATACATTTGGTTTTTTAGAAGAAGTTGAAACACCAGAAAATAAAAAGGTAAAAAAATCTTCTAAAAAAATATGTCGATATTGTGGCAGAGATTGTAGAACAAAACTTGCATTAGAAAAACATGAACAAAAATGCAAAAAAGAAAATGAAAATGTTCCTGAAGATGAAAGCATTATTAAATCAAAAGGAAAAATTGTTCCAAAAGTAAGATTAAATCGTTCTGAAATGGAAGATAAAGAATTTGCTAATGCTGATATGAAAGGAATTGCTACTGGTGAAGCGACTGAGGAAGTCTTAAGTGGCAGAAAGCAAAAAATAGTTTATGATAAAGATGGTGTTGGATGGTATGGTGATGGTCTTCAAGATGATAATACCCCCGTAAGAATTAATAAAAATAGAGCAGGAAAATTTAATTAAGGAATAAAAAATATGATAATAAAAATTACTCCAGCAGCATTACAAACAGTAATTGAAAGTGGAGTTTTAGCTAAAGCAGGCGATGAAATTACAACTCTTTGTGTTACCGCTGGTACTGGAGCAGTTGCCCTTCTTGTTTTAAGAGAAGGAGTTGTTGCTGCCACTGGTGACGTTTTGTTACAAGTTAGAGTGCCACAAGCTCAAACAGTTTGTGTGCCAATAACATCACCATTAAAATTTGAAGATGGTGCTTATTCTACTCTAACTGGAGCTGGAGCATACGTCTCTTTTTCTAAAATTTAAGAAATAATATGGCAAAAATATTTAATAATCTGAAAGATTCAGGAGATATTATTTCTGGATCTGCTGATTATAATTTCAATGTACAGCTTGGTGTTATTGCCAGGCAAATTATAGTAGAAACAAATTCTACTACTACTGTTTTTGATTTCTCTATAATAGATTCTGATAATACTGAAGTCTTTTTAAGAGAAGATATTACAGGAGCTTTAAATGAAGAGGTTGAGTTGCCTCTTTCTGGTAGATATACAGCTCGTGTTAGAAATTCTTTAGTCGATGAATCTTATTTAATTAAAATTATGGCCCATGAAATTTAAAAAGAAATATTTTTCTTTAAAATTGAAGATTAGATATTTTATAAAATATTATAGTTTTATTTTTCCAGAATTAGAAAAATGTATTCAGAATATTGCTTTTTACTCTGATATAATGAGTAAGTCATATAGAGGCCACGATGATAAAAATTATTATTATCACATGGGTAAAAAAGAATTATTAGAAGAAATATTAACTCAATGGTATGAACAAAGCAGTAAAAAGAGTAATATCAACTGAAAATGAAACAGTCCCCACAGACTCCACAAAGAATAACTCCTCTTGTTTAATTTCCTTTAATGCCGCTGGTGATGCTGTCTATATTGATGAAATAATATCTGGTACAACTTATAGAATTACATTTACCAGATCTGATATGGTTATTGCTTCAACATTACCAATTAGTGCTGCGGTAAAACAATGAAAATACCCCTTCACGTAAAAGAACATGAAGCACTGGGAGTTAAATCTCAAGTTCAGCTTGATACTCGTTATCTTCTTCTTTCAGGCTCTAATGCTAACTCCGACATTGATATAGGAACGTATGATTTTACTACCGAGGGTAATATTGTAGGTGCGAATATAAATCAATCTGTCATTGCTGGATCTTCTCCTACTTTTGACGGATCTAACTTTAGCGGTATTCCCGATTCTGCC